CGCAGCAGTATACCGTGCAAGGTTTCCCATGATTGTAGCTCCTTTAAAAGCGAGTTTGTGTTTTGTGGACCCCGAAGGCATCCATCATTATTTATAACACACTCTTAAAAATCAGGAGTTCGGATTACCGATGTTTGCGAATTCTATCAAAAGTTGATTCCTCCACTTTTCTCTTCTTCCGTGGACCTGGAATAATAACGTGAAATCTCATCGGATTTTGAATCAATGGAGATATATCACCATCCATTTTTAATTTAGCATAATTTTTAGGTGCATTAATAATATGTTTTGTAAGTAGATTACCAGGAAGTCCCCTATATTCTAAATCTGCTTCTTGAGTAAAGACATAATCTTTATCAATTTTATAGTCACCAGTTCTATTATAATAATCCATATCCAATTTAGAACCATTTCCGATACTATTTCTAATTCCTCTAGGTGCATTTTTCATTACACGACCAAGTACATCCTGAACATTAGTCTGTGGTCTTAGATTTCTAAATTCAGGTTGTTTTGCCAGAGAATTTTTCAAGTAATTCAGATCATCTTTTGAAAGTAAGTTTGTTAAATTCTGATCTTGCTTTCCATCACCTTTTACAAAATTATCAATATAGTGGTCTACGAAATTTTTTGCAGAACTAAGACCAGGTAGTTTTGATAATAAGTCTAATACATCATCATCAGGAGTTGGTGCTGGTTCATTAGGAGATGTCCCAACATCAGGATTTGGTTCATTAGGAAAGATACTTGGATCATATGTTGATGCATCACCATTATTCCAATTCATTAATGCATCAAATTCTCTTTGTCTTGCATCCTCATTCTTCTGTAATTTAACATCCAGTTCCTTCCGAAGATTATAGGGAATGTTTGAGACATTTCTAGGAATCCCATAAGCATTTTTTTTAATACCAGCCTTATCGAAATATTCATCGTATAATTCACTATTTAATTTTTGGTACTTTTTATTAATATCTTCAGATGCTTTATTAATTGCGTCAAGTTTATTGCGTCTTGCTTGGATGGATTGATCAAATCTATCTGTATCAAGTCTAGCATTCATAAACTCATCAGCACCAACTTTCTGTGCAAATTCCTGGGATGCATCAAGTCTTGGATTTACATCTTCATAATCACGTCTTCTATTAACGTTTCCAAGTGGTGGTGCATAACCCTGCATTCCCAACTGACTATAATCTGGTGTATTTAAAGTTTCACCACTCACTGACACAGTAGATGGGTATGCTTCTACTCCACCAAGACCAGAGAACGTTGCTATAGGACCTCCCTCTCCACCATATTGAAATGTCTGCGAACTAGAGTTAGCAATAGAACCTGCAACAGGAGTCCAATCACTCTCTTGAAGGTTTATTTCTTCTCTCCAATCAGACTTGTAAGGTCTTGCTGCTTCCTCTATTTGTTTTCTTTCTTCTTCTGCTTCTTGCCACTCTTTTAATTTTTGAGCATCACATTTTTTCTGCTCACCAATCTGTCTTTGGCGAGTTTTCTTAAAGTCTTTTCTATCAACGTGATGTAATATCCTGCTCATTAAAAAAAGGAAGGTTCTTTACCTTCCTTTATTTATCCCTATTCGGTTTCTTCAACCTTTTTCTTTTTGGACCCAATATTATACTTGGTTTCAAGAATCCAGTCTTGCTTATCTTTATACGAAAGAACCTTAATCTGATTCAGTGGAGCAATATCTTGTATTTTATCAGCACTAACGATGCTAATAAGACCCCAATCAGCAAGTAATTGAGCAATACGATTACGTCGTTGGACATCATTAACTGTGATATTAGCATGTTTACCATCTAGTGCAAAAAGTTCTTTAAAATGCACAAGATAATAACGACCTTGTTTATGAAGGATATGGCAAGATTGATAAATCTTTTTTTCCTTTCTTGATGCAACACCAATTCTTGTCAGTGTTTCTCTTACTTTGAGAAAGTCATCAGGTTCTCCAAGAACCACTTCAACCATCTGCTCCGGCGACCATTTCACAATAGGCTCTTGAACCACACTCATCTTGTTCCTCCAGTATCAAATTTTGATTTAATAAAATTAAGTTGTTCTGTTGTTAGAATTTTCAAAGCCTGTTTTGCCTTCTCATTACTATAGTCATAATAACGTTTGACATAATCAAGATCTTTGATCTTATCTTGTCGGAGCCAGGGAGAGAACCTCTTCTTTTTCCTCAGACTATTTAGCATAAAATCATACTGCATCTTCTTTGGAAGAAAATGATACTTGTTCATCTCATTTGCAAACATAATTGCATCAAGATGTCCGGAGAAACAACGATTGACAATATAAGGAGGATATTCTTTTTCAACCAAGGGGTCTTCATCAATCAAATGCTTCTTAGTTTGATTGATAGAGTTGAGCCAATCTTTTAATTCGGTCATGATAACATCATACTATAAGGGTCTATTTCTGCGCCTAACTCGTCAGTATCTCTAATAAGATTAGCATACTTCTCATCAGACTCGGCAAGTCCCTGCTCACCTTTTGTTGTGTAATGAAGAACAACAGGATTAAAAAATTCTTCGTGCTTTTGTTCCTTGAATCCCATAGTCACATCTTGAGTGGCAAACATATCACCAACCAATTCAAGACGACTGAAGATAATCCACACAGCATACTGATCAACAATTCGTGGATTAGGAATTGGCATTAACTCTTCACTAAATTTAAAGAGTTGCATCAGTTTAGTGAGTTCATCAAGACGGTCAATGATTTGATCGTGAAAATTATTATTCATCAATATCACACCTAGGCAATACTTATAAACCTCACGCTTTCCCCCTAGATCATAGATGGCAGCATCTACCTTATCTAAGGACTCTCTGATGCCCCTGCCGCCACCTGTATTGGGGTCATGCCTGAATCCAAACTCTTCTCTACCATACACATCACGATGACAATAGGTGTCAAAAAGATACTGAGGGTCATCATAAAAAATAGTATCAGAATCAAGATAAAGAATATTGCAGGATCTACCTTCAAAGTATTTAAGATTATACCATCTGTGAATTGACCAGGCACTTAACATATCGTGGTCAAATCCATCCACAAAAGATCTAAAATTTACATCATAGTTTGAGCAAAAATCAGAAGAGATGAAGTCCGGATTATCACAGAACAAATAAACACATATCTCATTGTTAAATTCTCGCAATGATCTAATGCTATGTTCCAAACGTTTTAATTCATGATTATTGATATGCTCATGAATACTCATTTTGTATGAGTAATAAACAATATTTTGATAGTCTTTGTTTTTTCTTTGGCGAAGATTATCTAATTTTTCGCGCATTGATTTATTCATACTAATCCCTCTTTCTTCAACTTAGAGAAATTATAACACCCTTCAAATACAGTTTTTATTTTTGACTTCTTATCATAGTTCATAAGAAGAAGTTCTTTTCTATCTTTTTGCTCACGCATATACTCACCCACAGACCTCATCGTATAGGTAAGATCAAACTCTCCCACTTCCCATCCTTGAAAACGATCTTTGACTAATTGAGATGAATTATAAGATATGAGTTGAGGTCCAATAAATCTATCACAATCAGTGGCAAAATCATCATGATTGAATTTGTTATGCATACTTCCCTTTTTCCCATAAAGATTACTTTTAATATCGTATGGGGGATCAAGATAAGTAAAGCACTCCTTATCATCAGTGAGGAGTTGTTCATAACTAAGATTAGTAATTTTCCAATCTTTAATTATTTTTGTATATCCTTGCAGTTTTTCTATCCCTCGCATTGAGAAGTTTGAATCAGATGCTTGGGCACTAAAGGATGAGGACTCAGTGAGACCAGAAAAAGAGCACTTGTTAACAACGTAAAAAGCACAAGCACGAAATAAATTGGTTTGATCATAATCATTTACAACAGTTTTTGCCTCAAGAAATAGACCTTTGGCAGATCCACGATCTGGATGTCTAGATTTTAATTCTTGAAGTCTCTTATAAAGTTCATATCCATCATCCTGCAGAACTCTCCAAAAGTTATAGAGGGGTTCGTATAAATCATTTACCCAGACATCTAGGTGTGGATATTTTTTTGTAATGTGGATGGCAACACTACCACCACCAAGAAATGGTTCATGGTAATTATTATACTCCCTTAGATCGGGAATAAACTCATCCATTTTGACACAGGCACGGGATTTACCCCCTGGATACCTGAGGGGAGTTTTCAGAGATTTCATAATCAATAATAAATTTATCTTTCAAGTGCCAGTGAATGTCATCATGCACTTGTTGCATTGCGTTGTGTTTGATTGCCCAATAATCATCATCATCGTTGATGAGAATATTGACTTGAGTTTTTACATCAACTCTCAGGCACTTCATAATCAGGTTTGTTGTATTTCAAAAATTCCCAGAAAGTTAATTTCATTTCTTTATGAGTCATGCCACAAAGTTTTGCGGCAGCAGGTAATGTCATTTTAGCACGAAAGAGTGCTTCATTTGCCTCTTGAACATTCTGGGGAGTAGTTTTTACTCTTGGTTCAACTAAATTACTTTTGTCAGTTTTTAAAAAACTCATAGGTAGTTCGGTTCATCCTTATGAAGAAGAACTCCGTCAACCTTGTTCAGTAATTCTTGCATATCATAATGTAATACACGATATCCAGTTCCGACATATAATTGCCCCAATAAAACTGATACTGTAGCAGTTCCCCAAAAGATATAGTAGAACTTGGATTTAACTTGACACTTTTTCTTTTGTTTCATAATTACACAATTAGTTTTTTAGAATCTGGAGTAATCAATTTACTACCAAACATTTCATTGTATTTTTTACAGACATCCTCTTGGACTTCTGCAACATATACAAGATGAGTTTTAGAGATCGTAATCTCTGGTTTGTCTTTACTAATCACAGTTGCCCATGGAGCAAATCCAACACCATTATTTGTTGGAAGAACTGCAAGACCATTTTGTACTGTAATAGTTTCTTCTGTTTCAGATAGAAGTTCTGCAATAACTTCTTCTCCGGTCACAATTCGTAGCAGTTTTACATCAATCATTTAAATTCACACTCCACCATAATTTCGGTTAAACAAGCAAGCATATTTATCTCCTGGTCCGCGACGAATGCCGACTGATACTGATACTTAGCAAGCACAAGCACAGCAGCAGGAACGCTATTGTTTTCAAGGGAAACATAAAGAGCATCGTAAATACGACGCAAAAGTACAGTAGTATCATTATCCATGTTAGATACCACCCACTTCCGAACTTCCGGGAAGTTCTTTTCTTTGAGATTTTTGAGGAGATCATTTACGGCAACATCAGAAAAAGTAGCAAGAATGCCAGCATCAATCTTTCCACTTACAGAATAACGCTGGCACTCATTCAAGACACGACGCCAATCAGGGAAGTGCTTGTTGATTAATTCTACCAGGACCTTGTTATCATATTCAACACCTTCTGCACCCAAGATTTCTTGGATGCGTTTGAAGAACTGAGCAGCAATTGTTTGTCTATCTTTTCCTTTGATTCCAAATTCAACGACGGCACATCTTGAGTGGAGTGGTTCGACAATTC